GACACTTGAAACACAGAAGAAAGCGATGAACGACACACAACCTTACCATGATAACTACCCATCAATCTTCACCTATCTAAAGGGACAGTTTAAAACTCACACCACTTCCATCCGTTCACTCTTGACTTTCGCAGGTCTAACTCGAGGCCTCCCAGAACCGAACCCAAAGAATTCAAAACTCTTTGAGAAGGCTCAGGTAGCCCATAAAGAAAGATTGCTTACAGAAAAGAGCACTAACCCTGAACTTCTTAGCGAATTCCGAACTTTCGTAAGGAGTAAGCTCAGAAAGGTTCAAAGTCTAAGTCAGAAGCTTAGAAAGCCAGACACCATCCCCTTCAAAGCAAAGATACAGCTGTCAGGATGCCTTGAGAAAGGTAGAAAAGGCGGCGGAATCTTTGGCCACTACAAAGACAAAATCTCCAAACAATTTGGGGCGGAATTACCATATGTATACGTTAAATCAGACGAGGAACATCCTGAAATTCTCAGGGAAATCACTGGTGCCGATGCGTACCAGGACCTCATACGGATTGCCGCCTTAGAAGAGTTCAACGAGTTAGAGAACCTCGAAGAACTCCCTGGACAAGTCGAACTTGTTCCAGAGTTTGGTTATAAAGTCAGAGTGGTTACTAAATCCCCTTCATGCCTTATTGTACTCGGCACACCCATGGGCGACCAAGTACTATCCTTACTCTCAAGACTACCAGCCACTCAAGCTACACTATCCAAAGACAGCGCCGCAAAAGTGATCTACCGAATTAAGAAAAGACTCTCATACATAACAAGAACATGGGTTTACTCGGCAGACCTAAGTGCTGCTACCGACCAAATTCCTCATGACGCTGCTAAAGTCGCAGTGGAGGCTATGGCCGACGTGCTACACTGGTCTGATGCTGAGAAAAAGATTGCAAATGCTTGCATCTCCCCCCGGAAACTTCAATATCCGGATGGATCCACTATAATAACCAAGAGCGGTATATTAATGGGACTTCCTCTTGTATGGCCCATATTGTCCTTGCTCAATATGTTTTGCGCGGAACATCTCAGTGATAGGAGCTCTAAAGGAACCTACGTAGTATGTGGTGACGATCTTCTTGCATTCTGGACAAAAGAACAAATTGCCAGCTATCAAAAGAATCTTGAATCATTCCAATTACCTAGAAATACCTCAAAAGAGGGACTCTCTAGGGATTTAGGAGTATTCTGCGAAGAATACTATCAAATTGGATTCACATACGTTCGGCAGCCCGGTCTAACTGACGTCTTTAAGGAACCCGAGTACATAAAGGTACCCACTGGTATCCGTCAGGTTCATCGCCCGCGTATAGCAACCTTACTCCAACCAAAGAGTTTATCTGGACCCTCCAAGCAACTAACTGAAA